ACACGAAGTACAACTTGAGGCTGCTCTTAACGCTTTTATGCTTGCGAAAGATGACCTTAACTCAGGCGAAAGGAAGAGACAAATTTTGAAATTTGTGGAAGAATACCTTTTTGAAGAGTGGCAACCCAGTCAGCTAAAATGATTTGGCTTGCGTTTTTAAAACACCTTAAGATAGCAGCAGTCTTCTGCCGCCAGCATTGGCGCTGGTTGGTGGGGATTGTGGCTTTTGCTGTTGTCTATATGCTTGGCAGAAAAGGGGCCAAGGGTGTAATGGTTCAGGCTGAGTTGGCAAGAAAGCAATACAAGAAAGAAAGAGAAGCAATCGAGAGAGCGCATGAGTTGGAGATCAAGAAAAGAGAAGAAGCCGAGAAGAATTATAGTGAAGCTGTAAAAAAGATCGAAGAGCAATATGAAAAAGACAAAGAGAATATAACAAGAAGCAAGAAAGAACAAATTAAAAAATTAGTTAGAGAAGCAAAAAACGATCCAAATGAAATTGATCGAATCTTAGAACAAGAATTAGGGATAACAATGGAGGGCAAATGAAATATTTCCTATTAGGTTTTTTATTTACATGGTCGAGTGCGGCTCATGCATTCGAACAAAAACCAAAATTTACAAAACTCAACCAAGGCCAAAAGGCCCCTTTTGAAGGCAGACTATTTAATGATGCTGCTGTTTCAAAGTTAATTGTTGAAAACCGTCTAATGGTAGAGAAGTGTGATATTCAAATAGGATATGAAGTCAAAAAGGCAGTAGAGAGAGAAAAGTACAATTATAATCTCCTTTCAGCCAAGTGCGAAGCTGCTGCCGACTATACGAATGATATATTGTCAATTAAACAAGATGAGATTAATAAACTCAATAAACTTATCAAGCCAAATAGAAATATGTGGTGGCTTAGTGGTGGCTTCATGGCCGGGGTTGGTACGTCCATAGCAATCATGCATGCGGTAAAGTGAGAATTAGTATGATAAAGGTGTCCCCGTTGGCTTTAAAAAACTTGAAAAGACTTCAGAAAGAATATGAATGCGTGGGTGATGGTCTTCGTTTTGGTTTATCGGGAGGAGGATGCTCAGGGTATAAATATGTTATTGAATTTGAAAGAAGTAACCAGCTTGATGATATAGTTTATGATGTTGGCGATGAAAATTATAAAATAAATATTTATGTGAGTACAGAACATATCGAGCAACTAAAAAATTCGACAATTGACTGGAGGGATTCCATGATGGAGTCAGGATTTTATATTGATAATCCACAAGCAAAACAACCTTGTGGATGTGGTAAGAGTGTAAATTTTATTTAGGAGTATAATAAAATGAAATACAGTAATAAATTAATCGATCATTTTGAGAACCCACGAAACATTGGTTCTTTGGATAAAGATGATCCACAAGTTGGCACGGGCCTTGTTGGTGCACCGGCATGTGGTGATGTTATGAAATTGCAATTGAAGATCAATGATGATGGCATTATCGAAGATGCCAAGTTCAAGACTTTTGGTTGTGGTAGCGCCATTGCCTCTTCTTCTCTTGTAACGACTCTCGTCAAGGGAAAGAGCATCGAAATTGCAGAAAAGATCAGCAATTCCGAGATCGCGAAAGAACTGGATCTGCCACCTGTAAAAATTCATTGCTCTGTTTTGGCAGAAGATGCCATCAAAGCCGCGATTTTGAATTATAGGAAGAAACAAGAGTCCAATGAAAAATAAAGATCCAAATTATGCTATCAAAGTAGAAAAGGCTATAGCCGAAAAGTATGGAGAGAAAACAGTCCAGAACCCAAAAGTAACATGGACAGACGAGAAAGAAAAAGAATATCTTGAACAATTGAAAGAGGTTTATAAAAGTTTGTCACCTACCCAGCCTGACGAAGAGCAAATAAATGGAGTTTTTATATCCAAGAAACTACTTAAAAGAGAATCGAAGCGTTCTTGTCCGGTTTGTAATACATACTCTTTTAAGTCAAACGACGATGTTTATATGTCAAAATTTGAATGTTGTGAAAAATGTTATATTCAATGGGTTGAGAATCGCGAAGATAGGTGGAAACAAGGTTGGAGACCTAATAATGGCTAAATCAAATATTTTAGAAATAATTCAAGGACTGGCGCAAGCATCAGCAAATGCCTATGACGGCGCTCATGACGAGCGTTTTGTTCGAGATGGGGAGGCTAAAAAGGTTGGCCTTAAACGAGAAGAAGGGTGTCCAATTATGGATAAAAGAGTAAACGATGGCTTTAGTGTTAAGTTTATGGGCAACAAGATATGTATACATTATCAAGCTGATATAATGCTGAAAGAGATTTATGGTGGAGGTTTTGAAGATGAGATGTCTCGCATGATTAATGAGATTAAAAAGTTTCTTCAGAAAGAATACAAGTCGATTACCGGTAACTCGGTATCATTATCAAAAGAAGGCGAGATAAAGGTTCTAGCTTCCTCCGTATCTAGAGTCCGAAGTTTTGTCCAAGCACACCAGTATTTCAATATCTCTGGAATTAAGGCAGATCCTGATGGTGGTGGTTCCGAAAATAGAAAGGTCGAGGATTCATGGCGAAAATTCTTGGATCTTGACAACAAGAATAAGAGGCCACAAAACGATACAAGGAAAAAATGAAACGGTATCGACCTTCTAAGCAAGATATCATAAAAGAAATCATTAAGTCAGGCAAAGATTCTAATTATTTTATTAATAATTATTGCAGAATTAGTCACCCCATGCGAGGGTTAATACAGTTTAAGACTTATCCATATCAAGAAGATTTGCTGAATGATTTTAATGATTTTCGTTTTAATGTTATTTTAAAAGCAAGGCAGTTGGGGATCTCTACGATCACTGCTGCTTATTGCGTTTGGTTTATGTTATTTCATAAAGAAAAGAGTATCGTAGTTCTCGCCACCAAATTTAGCACAGCAGCTAACCTTGTAAAGAAAGTAAAAAGTATGATGAAGAACCTCCCGGATTGGATGAAGGTGTCTCAAATCTCAGTAGACAATAGAACATCATTTGAATTATCCAATGGATCTATTATCAAAGCAGTACCCACATCAGAAGACGCTGGCCGATCAGAGGCGCTGTCTTTACTTGTTGTAGATGAAGCGGCTCATATTGAAAAAATGACCGATATCTGGACTGCTGTCTATTCTACTCTTTCAACAGGTGGTCGCTGTATTTCTCTCTCTACCCCAAAAGGTACAGGCAACTGGTTCCACAGGACATATACTGGAGCAGTTGACGGCGAAAATGAATTCAATCCGATAGAGCTTATGTGGGATGTTCACCCTGAACGAGATCAAGCTTGGTTTGGAAAAGAAACTAAAAATATGTCGAAAAGGCAAATAGCACAAGAGCTACTTTGCAATTTTAATACATCTGGGGATACTGTAATACACCCTGACGACTTAACTTGGCTCAACAAATTATTAAAAGACCCAGAATACAGAACAGGTCATGATCGTAATTTTTGGATTTGGGAAAAATATAATGAAAATAATACGTATTTGATAGTCGCAGACGTAGCTCGTGGGGACGGGGCAGATAATTCTGTCTTTCATGTTATAAAAATAGAAACCATGGAAGCGGTGGCAGAATATCAAGGAAAGCCAAGTCTAGATATGTATTCTCAAATGCTTTATTCGGCTGGCTCTGAATACGGTAACTGTTTATTAGTTGTTGAAAACAACGGTATTGGCATATCAATTTTGGAAAAACTAATTAATTTAGGATATTCTAATCTATATTACTCTGTTAAGTCAACTCACGAGTTTGTCAATCAAATTCAGGGACAGAATATGAATAATGCAGTAGCAGGATTTACCACCTCAACAAAAACGAGACCATTAATTGTTGCCAAGCTAGAGGAGTTCATACGAAATAAAATAGTAAAAATATATTCTAGTAGATCTTATCATGAATTTAAAACTTTCATATGGGTTAATGGAAAACCCCAATCTATGAGAAGTTATAATGATGATCTAGTTATGTCATTGGCTATTGCTTGTTGGGTTAGGGACACTGCCTTGCAAGTTAATAAAAAAGAGCAAGAGTATAAAAAAGCTATGATAAGTTCAATGTATGTAAATACAACCAAGCTTACGACTGCGATTAAAGGAATGAATACTTTCCAGCAAACTCACCAAGAGAGATATGATGATGAGATGCAACAAGTAAAAGATTTTTTATGGATTTACAAAGGATAATATAATATGGCTAAAAAATATGGAAAAAAAGGAAATAACCCTTATAATGAGGTGAATAGTTTATTTAAGTCACTTACAAGACTATTTTCTGGACCGATAGTTAATCGAAGAACCCAGACAGGCAGAGAGATCCGGAGAAGACACCTCGATATATATGCTAATCGATTCAAATCAGCATCTGGCAAACAATTCAAAAAGACTGAATACAACCCCATGAACGTCATGGCGGTTAATATGATTTCTAATCGGAATCGCTCAGAGCGTTATGTCGACTTCGATCAAATGGAGTACGAACCCATCATCGCCTCAGCCTTGGATATTTATGCAGACGAGATGACTACACACTCAAGTTTGAATCCGATGCTTCAAATCAAGTGTGCAAACGATGAAATTAAGTCAGTTCTTGATTCTTTATATTTTAATGTACTTAACATCAATCATAATTTGTTTGGCTGGTCTCGTACCATGTGCAAGTACGGAGATCTATTTTTGTATCTTGACATCGATGAGGATACTGGTATTCGAAACTGTATTGGTCTACCTCCACAAGAAGTGGAAAGACTTGAGGGTGAAGACGAAAGCAACCCGAACTATGTTCAATACCAATGGAATTCCGCCGGTCTCACGCTTGAGAATTGGCAGGTTGCTCATTTCAGAATACTAGGCAACGATAAAAACGTACCTTACGGAACATCTGCACTTGAACCTGCTCGTCGTATTTGGAGGCAACTAACACTCCTTGAGGACGCGATGATGGCCTATCGAATCGTCAGGTCACCAGAGCGAAGAGTATTCAAGATCGACGTTGGTAACATAGCACCCCAAGATGTAGAACAATACATGCAGAAGGTCATGACCCAGATGAAGCGTCACCAAGTTGTTGATCCTAAAACGGGTCGTGTTGACCTTCGCTACAACCCGTTATCAATAGAAGAAGATTATTTTATTCCTGTTCGCGGTGGGTCTAGCACCGAGATCACAAACCTGCCCGGTGGACAATTCACCGGAACAGTAGAGGACGTTAAGTACCTAAAAGATAAATTGTTTGCTGCAATTAAGATTCCACAGGCTTATCTTACGATGGGAGAGGGCGCAATGGAAGATAAAACGACACTTGCACAGAAAGATATTCGTTTTTCAAGAACTATCCAGCGGCTGCAACGTGTTATCATCTCTGAACTTGAGAAGATTGGGATTATCCATCTTTTCACGCTTGGTTTTAGAGGGGACGACCTTCTTTCATTTTCTCTAAAACTCAATAACCCATCCAAGATTGCAGAGTTACAAGAGCTTGAACATTGGAAAAGTAAGTTTGAAGCAGCAAGCGCAGCCACAGAAGGTTATTTCTCAAAACGTTGGGTTGCAGAACACATGCTTGGAATTTCAGAAGAAGAGTTTATTAGAAACCAAAGAGAAATGTTCCATGATATGAAATTTGCAGCACAGCTTCAAGGCGGAGAAGGCGGCGGAGATCCCGGTGGCGGCCTTGGCGACCTAGGAGGTGATCTTGGCGGAGGAGACTTGGGTGGCGACTTAGGTGGTGGCGGAGATCTCGATGATTTGGGTGGTGGAGAACCAGCCGGTGGTGGTGGCGATGACGAAGAGGACGTTTTACTCGCGGAGCCACCAGCCAAGAGAGACGATATCAAATGGAGAAGGCCCGACGACCCTCAATATAAACGAGGCAGATATAAGAGACATCAGAGAACATATGAAAAAGGCGGAAGGAAGAAAAATTTTAAAAACCAAGCCACCGGTGAATATGGCAACACAGCAAGGACAGCAATGCCATTGGGTTCGTCTGAATTGAGACAATTATCAAAGGGAATTACTGAGTCTCACGAACTTGAAGAAAACAAACTATTTAATACAAAGCACGAAATAAATAAATTGCTTGAGGGCCTAATAAAAACGGAGAAGAAAGATCATGAAGCACAATAAGAAAAGAAATACCGCTTTTCTTTATGAATGTCTTATCAAAGAATTAACAAAAGCGATTGTTAGAAAAGATAGTAATAGAAAAAATAACATTACTAAAATCATAAAAGAAAACTTTAAAAAGGGATCTGTTCTCAAACAGGACTTGGACACTTATCGCTCTATACTTGAGACTAAAAAAGTAAATAAACTTTTTGCTGAACGCTTCCTTGTCGAGACTAAGAAAGATTTCCAAAATATTGATCGAAGAACAGTCTTTAATCAACAGACAAAACTCATAAAGCAAATCAATGAGACGCTTTCATCAGCAGCATTTGCAAATTTTATTTCAAACTATAAAGATATAGCATCGGTTGGTGCTTATTTGAATTCAAACCTTAAGGCAAAAAATCGTATCCTTGTTGAGGCTCGCCTAATACAAGCGATGTCGTCAGAAAGAACTCCACCCCATGGGCTTGCACATATCGACAACCTTACATACAAAACTTTCACCAATAAGTTTAATGAAACATACGGTAACAGTTTGGAAACAGAGCAAAAAGATTTATTAATGAATTATATTATTTCTTTTTCTGATAATGGATTAGGCCTTAAATCGTTCTTAAACGAGGAAATTTCACGTCTTAAAACTACCCTAGGTGAGTGTACCAAGAATGAAAAAATTGCTAAAAATGACGTGTTTTTGGCCAAAACAAGGCAAGTTTTATCTAAACTTGAAAGTTTTAAAAATACTCCGATCACTGAAGACACTGTTAAGGACGTATTTCTAATTCAGAATCTTGTAGCGGAGGTGATCAAGTAATGGCAGTTAAAGTAAAAATAAACTCTGATGATATTGGTGTTGGCGATATCAACGTTGACGTCAAGGAGACCATCAAGGTTAATATAGAAGACTCCAAAAAACAAATGCTTGAATTCCAATTAATGATGAGGAAAGCGCTGAATGGAGATCTTCTTATATTTGACCACTCTGATATTGATATTGTTATAATGACAGAGAAAAAGAAAGTTGTTGCCTTCGCAAAGGACCTTATGACTGAGATTGTGTATGGAGCGGAAAGCCGTTTATTCGATCATTTGAAAAAGGCTGGTATTGTGGCTTTTGATTCCATTCAAGGTGGAAACGTATACGGCTCCTTGGAAGCAAAGATACACGAGTCAAAGGAAGCTGACAGTGTAAAAGCAGCTTTATATGAGATAAGTCAATGGATTAGTAGCGAGAAGCCGTACATGGATTCCATGAAGGGGCACGATGATATGATGGATGATTTCATTTTAGACCCTGAGGACGAAAGATCCACGGAGTTTGGTGAAGTACCACACGAAGAAGAGAAGGGCTCAATCAAGCGACATGGCTTGTTTGCCCCGTTCATGTATGGAAGATATATATATTAGGAGACTAAGTGGATTTAATCTATTTTATTCTTGCCGCGTATGGCATGACCTTTATGTTGGTATACGGCAAGATATTTGAAGACATTCGCCCCAATAAAGATTATACAAAAAAGTGGAATACGCTATGGCATTGTCCACTTTGTTTGGGTTTTTGGGTCGGATGCTTTTTGTTTTTGATAAATGGTTTCACCGAACTATTTACTTTCGAGTATTCAATCGCGAATATGTTTATTTGTGGTTGTATCTCCGCTGGAAGCTCTTACTTTCTATCGATGATCGTAAAAGACGAAGGCATTAATATTAACCATATAGGAGTTGGTCATGACTAAGAAATGGATGCTTCAACCGGTAAGACGCTGCTGTAGCGGAAGCTGACTCGTGGGGGTAGCGCCCCCACATTTTTTAAGGAACAAGATAATGAAATTAACAAAAAGTAAATTAAAACAAATTATTAGAGAAGAATATAAAAAAATCTCAGAAGCATCGTATGAAGATGCAAGAAGAGCCGACGTTAGGCAAAAGCATATGTCAGATCCTTCGCTTGCAAGGAAATCAAACAGATTTGCCGCAAACACATCAGAGCCCGAGTCAAACCCAGGCTCAATTACAGTCGAAGATCCTGCCGGCTTTTACCAAGCAATGATTGACATATACACAAGGACCGGGATGGACAAGCCTCGTGCGTATTTTCAGCGAATGCTTGACGACCTTCAGGCAGGCGCAGGTCAATCAGACCCACCACTGTAGGAGAACAATATGCCTAAGCAGCTTTTAACAGAATTTTATGAATTATGCAAAGATGGTGTTTGTCAAGATTTATTAACAGAACGAGAGAAGCGAGAAGTTGCTAACGGCGCCCTTTATCTTTCGGGACGGATGCAGACCTGTGAGATGAAAAATGGAAACGGAAGGATCTATCCTTGCGATGTTCTTAGAAAAGAAATACAAAATTATCAATCTGTAATTAAAGATAACAGGGCCCTTGGGGAACTAGATCACCCCGATGACTCTGTTATTAATTTGAGAAATGTATCTCACGTTGTAACTGATATGTGGTGGGAAGGAAAGGATGTTATGGGAAAGATCAAGATTCTTGACACTCCTTCTGGTAATATTTTGAAGGGACTTATTAACTCCGGTATAAAGCTCGGCATATCAAGTAGGGGTCTCGGGTCCGTTCAAGAGTCTTCTCGTGGCACGATCGTGCAAGAAGATTTCGAGCTAATATGTTTTGATATTGTATCTGAGCCATCTACACCTGATGCCTATGTTTACCCAGATAGCAAGCCAAATAGATCACCAAAGGTATACGAGAACAAAATAAATCGAAAGAGTGATCTAATTATTGATGACCTGTTTAACAAAATATTGAGGGATTAAACATGAGGCTATCATCTATAGAATTGCACAATATCTACAGGAATGTCTCCAATTTAATAGAGAGAAAGAATGAACAAAAATGAACTTAAAAAAATACTTAAACCTTTAATAAAAGAGTGCATTAAAGAAGTTATCTTTGAAGAAAAAGGTACATTATCACATATTATTTCCGAAGTGGCAGGTGGACTTTCCGCAGCATCTAATTCTAAAACGATTGTCACTGAACGGAAACACCAAACAGCAAGCAATAAAGGCTTAAAATCAAACAATTCAGATCGGGAACAAGGGTTTGCCAAAAGCAACAAAGCACTTAGAGAGCATAAGAAAAAACTCTTAGATGCCATTGGTGGAGAGGCTTATGGCGGAGTTAATATTTTTGAAGGCACGACCCCTATGTCCGCGCCCTCCAACCCACAGGACCAAGGAGCATTATCAGAAGTTGCTTCTAACGACCCCGGTGTCGATATTTCTGGTATTTTTGATAATAAGTCATTTGCAATATTTAACAAAATGATGGGAAAAAAATAATGGCTACAAACTTAGTTGTGCGCCCTAGGCGCAATGAAAATATAGAACGTGTAATAAAAAGATTCAATAAAAAGATTAAGAAACTCGGTATTATTGACGACTATAAAGATAGTTCACGTTATATGAAGCCGTCAGAAAAGAGAAGAAGAGCGAAAAAACGTTCTGATAGAAGAAGAGCAAAAGAACTAGCAAAACAAAAAAGATAACTATTTATAGAATATTGGAGATTTTATTATGGCGAATTATGCAGCATCAAGTTGGGGCAGAACAAGAAGCCCAAAAGCACTTAGCGATTCAGTACCAACTATTGCCCGACCGGCTACTGGAGCAATTGTTACCACGGTAGCAGTTGGGAGCCTTAGCGACACTCTTGCTGGATCAAACGCTGGCGAGAATGGTTATATAACAGAGAATCAGCGATTCTTACATATAATGATTAAAGATAATTCTGCTGGTGGTGAAGCGCTTAAATTATATGTGTATAACTACGCTTTTCAAAAGTGGGGCCAGTACTACATTCCAGTGGGTGTAAGAAACGGAGCCCATACATCAGCAGAATTTGCATACGTTGAAGCAACAATCGAAAGCATTGACGGATATAAATATATTGTTGTCCCGATTGACGGCATTGATAGGGTTGCTTTTGTTGATGATGGAACTCATGACGGCGAATTTATTGTTTATGCTGCTTGTAGCACTTTTTAACGGGAATATATAATGGCAGAATTTGGATGGGCATATTTATCAGGAGCGGTCATTGGACAGGGTCCAAAAGAATCGATTCAATACCTTAAGGCGGAGAATGGAGAGCTTAGTGGTAGCAACACTTTTACTTTTGCTACTGGTTCTAATACTTTGTTTGTCTCTGGGTCTGTAATCGTTAGTGGCACACTGTCTGCTCACACATTAGATGTAATACAAACTACTAAAGTGGAAATCTCATCAAGTGGTGGTACAAACTTTGGTGATGGCGCCGCAGACACTCATATTTTTACAGGTTCCGTTTCAATTGTGTCAGGTGGCCTAAGGCAACACTACTATAAATTAACATCAGCGGCCCATACTGTTGCTGCTTACGATTCAATTATAGGTGTTAGCTCAAGTGCTTATGTTTCCATAACTTTGCAAACGGCTGCTGCCGCTGGCACTGGTCGCGTTTTAATATTAAAGGATGAATACGGAATCACAAGATCAGACACCTCCAGCCCTCGCACACACATAGCCGTGTCAGCTTCTGGTGGGAATACTATTGATCACTCATCTACTTATAATATAGCCGGGGATAGCGCCGCATTAACTCTTTATAGTGATGGTATATCTAAATGGTTTATTTACTAAATAGAGGGCTTTATGAATGGGTTACAATGTTTTAAGTGGAAGTGTCTCATCCATTAATGTAATTTCTAGTGGATCTTTTGTCGGAGATGGCTCTCAATTAGAAAATGTAAAGCAATTTGAATTGTTCAATGAAGCTGTGGCCCGGATTCCATTTTACAAAACACACTCAGGCGACTTTGCTCTAGATTCAAATAGCGGCTTTAATTTTCAAAATAATGCGTTATCTGTTCCTGCTCTTACTTCTTCATCTGGTGTAAAGATTACAAATCTAATTTCTGGTACCCTTGCTGGTATTGGAAGTTTTGTTGGTTTTGATATTAATAATAATATGGTTCTAACATCCTCAGCCGCAGGAACCGGGCCTACCAATTCATTACAATTTCACACTGGTGGTGGCGGCCTCAGCGGATCTGCTAATTTGGTGTTGGCCTCAAATATATTAACTGCCAATTGTGGATTAGTTTTTAAGAGGCAACAAGTAACCTCGACCATGACAGCCTCAGCTTCAGATTATTTTATCGGAGTGTCAGCTTCGTCAACAATAATAGTACAAATGCCCGGTGCAGAAACTTTATCTAGTGGACAATTATTTGTTGTCAAGGACGAAGGAGGAAATGCAGGAAATTATAATATTACGATAAAATCAAGCGGTTCTCAGACTATTGATGGAGAAACATCTATTATCTTAGAAAGCCCCTTTGCATCGGTAAACTTGTATACTAATGGTTCTAATAAATTTTTTATTTATTAGTTGCTGAAGCGTTTAAATCTTCTATTTATAGATGAGGGCCTGCGGGCCCGTAGCTTTTTTATTGGAGGATAATATATGGCTTATAAATTTCAACTGGGTGCATACACTGCATCTGGT